AAACCCGTAGGAGATAAATATTATGGCAATAACATCGGCAATTTGTACAAGTTTCAAACAAGAAATTTTAGTAGGTACACACAACTTCACAGCAACAAGTGGAAACACTTTTAAAATAGCTTTGTATACAAGTGATGCATCTTTAGGTGCGGGTACAACTGCTTATTCAACTTCAAACGAAATCACAAACTCATCTGGAACTGCATATACTGCGGGTGGAGCAACATTAACAAGCGTTACACCAACAACTTCTGGAACTACTGCTCTTTGTGACTTTGCAGATGTAAGTTTTTCTTCTGCATCTTTTACAGCAAACGGTGCATTAATTTATAATGATACACAATCTGATAAAGCTGTAGCAGTTATAGCTTTCGGCGGTGACAAAACTGTAACTAGTGGAACTTTTACAATTCAATTTCCAACAGCAGACGCATCTAACGCGATAATCAGAATAGCGTAAAGGGGGTAGCAACGGATGTCCGTTACTCAAACCTTCACAGTAACTGTAGTTGGTGGCAATCCCGCTAATCACCCTTATCACGATTTTGGTTCATCTAATAAATATGCTATAGATGGATCTACAGCCACAGCAGATGTAACTTTATCCTTAGTAGAAGGTGGAACTTATCGTTTTGATCAGAGTGATTCTTCTAACTCAGGACACCCTTTAAGATTTTCTACAACCGCAAATGGAACACATTCAAGCGGAAGTGAGTATACTACCGGAGTAACAACAAATGGAACTCCAGGAAGTTCGGGAGCATACACTGAGATAACAGTCGCTGATGGAGCGCCAACTTTATATTACTATTGCACCAATCATTCTGGTATGGGTTGGACAGCAAATACTGATGTTGTTCCGACAAGTTTTACAGTAACTGTAGTTTCAACAGACTCTGGTAATAAATATGTAATAGATGGTGTACAACAAGATACTTTATATTTTTCTAAAACTGGAAGTTACAGGTTTGATCAATCAGATAGTTCAAATAACAATCACCCTTTAAGATTATCACAAACAGAGAATGGAACACACTCAGGAGGCAGTGAGTATACAACCGGTGTAAATACTGTTGGAACACCTGGAAATTCAGGAGCCTACACTCAAATAACTGTAGCATCAAACGCTCCAGATAGTCTTTATTATTATTGTTCAAATCACTCTCTTATGGGAGGATCCATTTTTATAGGTGTAAGTACTTGGGGTGAAAATACTTGGGGATCTAATTCTTGGCAATCCGGTGTATCTTTAGCTACTTTAACAGGTGTATCTTCAACAGCTAGCCTAGGAACTGTAGATGCTTTTCCAGAACAAGGATGGGGATCAGATACTTGGGGTTTTGAAAACTGGGGAGAAAGTTCTATAGATGTAACTGTGTCTGGTGTTGCAGGAACAACCTCAATTGGTTCAGTTACTGTAACTGCAGAAATAAATACTGGATGGGGTAGAGCAGCTTGGAACGATGATGCGTGGGGCATTCAAGGTGATATATTATTAGAAGGTGTATCTGCAACAGCAAGTGTTGGATCATTAGTAGTTGGAGATATACTTGGATTAACAGGTCAATCTGCAACAGCAAGTATTGGATCACCAACAATAGTTGGAGACATAACACAATCATTAACAGGAGTTTCTGCAACTTCTTCGGTAGGTTCTATATCTCCTGCAGATGTTATGGGATTAACAGGTCAATCTGCAACATCTTCTGTAGGATCAATTAGCCCTGCAGATGTAATAGGAGTATCGGGTGTTTCTGCAACAACAACTGTTAACGCTGCTGGAACGAATATAACATCAAATCCTACAATTTTACCAACAGGTCTTTCTGTAACAGCTTCTGTAGGAACAATTTCACCTGCAGATGTAATTGGATTGACAGGAGTTTCAGCAACTGTTAATGTTGGAACATTAACACCTGCAGACGTAATGGGTTTAACAGGCGTAGAAGCTACTACATCTGTGGCTGAATTAGGAACTTCTAATAAGTTTGGAATTCAAGCATATCAAGCTATTGACACAGGTTCTAATACAAGTTATACAGACGTAGCAGCGTAATAGGAGATAAAAATTATGGCATCAACATACACACCTTTAGGGGTAGAACTTCAAGCAACTGGTGAAAATGCCGGTACGTGGGGGACGAAGACTAATACTAATTTACAAATTATAGAACAAATTTCTGGTGGATTTACACAACAATCAATAGCAGGTGGTGCACAAACCACAACGTTGTCAGTTTCTGATGGATCAACTGGTGCAACTTTATCTCACAGAATGATTGAATTCACAGGAACTATTACAGGGAATCAAATTGTAACTATTCCATTAGACGTACAAACTTTTTATTTTTTAAGAAATTCAACATCAGGTGCATACACAGTACAATTTAAATACGTTTCTGGATCTGGAGATTCGTTTACTTTTTCTACAACAGACAAAGGTGATCAATTAATTTTTGCATCAGCTAATGATGGAACTAACCCTGATATTATTACTTTAGCTTTTGGTTCTGGTGATGGTGATGTTACACTTACTGGCACACAGACTTTAACAAATAAAACTTTAACAGCTCCTAAAATCGCAGATGCAGGTTTTATTGCAGATGCAAATGGAGCAGAACAAATTATATTTCAAACAACAGCTTCAGCAGTTAATGAACTAGAAGTAACTAATGCTGCAACAGGAAACCCACCAATCATAGGTGCGAGTGGGGAAACTAACGTTGATGTTCATATCAAACCAAAAGGCACTGGAGAAACAAGAATCGGAACAGGAGCAGCTTCAGCTACACTTACAACAAGTGGTGCTCATGATTTAATATTAGATACAAACTCAGGAACTAACTCGGGAACAATTACAATAACAGATGGAGCAGATGGAAATATTAATATTGCACCAAATGGAAACGGTGTTGTTCAAGCTGGTGGTTCTGCAGTAAAAGTTGCAGGAAAAGAATCTATTTGGGTGCCTTCAAGTGCTATGTACCCTAACACTACAAATGGTGCAGAAGCTGCACAAGTAGAACTATCAAATGGTCCAGAACTTAAAGTTTTAGATTTTGATAAAGATTCAGATGAGTTTGCACAGTTTGCTGTTGCTTTTCCTAAATCATGGAACGAAGGCACAGTAACTTTTCAAGCATTTTTTACAGCAACTTCAACAGACACAGGAACTAGTGCATATGTTTTACAAGGAGTTGCATTAGCTGATAATGGAGATTTAAATACAGCTTTTGGAACAGCTGTAGGACCAACTGCAAAAGCTCACAGTGGTACATCAAACGATTTAGACGTAACAGCAGAAAGCGGCGCGGTAACAATAGCGGGCTCACCTAGCACAGATGAGTACGTATTTTTTCAAATATCAAGAGATGTTTCAGCAGATGATTTAAATGCTGATTCAAGATTACTTGGAATTAAATTATTCTTTACTACTGACGCTGCGAACGACGCATAATAGGAGTTAGAATGTTTGGATACAGAGTATTAGGTTTCGGATCAGGCGGAGCAGCCGGCCCAACAGTTCTTCAATATTTAGTTATCGCTGGAGGCGGTGGCGGTGGAAACAACGTCAACGTTGGTGGACACCGTGGAGGACATGGTGGCGGAGGTGCAGGAGGATATAGAAACTCTTATGC